CAACTTCACCAGGTTCCTTCTAACTCAGGATCCCTAACCACGGCTAAGCCGGGGAGCGTGGCCTCCCAACCACGAGTTAGGCGTCCCCCACCCTGAGCTACCCTGGACCTGATCTGACCCTGACTAGGTGGCGACCGCGTGCAGTCCCTCCACATCCACCACGTCATGATACCACATGTTACCCAAGAAAGTGGCTGAAGCAGGCCCTCCCTCACACGCAACAAACATGAATTGCTGCATGCTGCGGTCGAGCTGATCCGCATCGAATGTGGATAACGTCCCGTTACAATCAAACCTCTTCCTCCTAGTGCGCTCAGGGAACGGAATCTCCGTTTCCTGCCACACTGGGAAGCTGACGAGGTTACCAAGCGCCTTAACAGCATTAGAATATGCTGTCCAGTTGGCGGATACGGAGGGAGCTCCATCCCATACCGCTCGCAGGTTCTCAATGGTGGACGCCGTTTCAGGGTTGTCCGTAAAACCTACGTAGATACGCCCACTGGTGTTAAAGCTACAACTTGGCTCCCAACGGATTTTCGTACCGGGGCGGAAGACACAAGACGAATACCTCTTGACGATTTCCGACCCAATGGACTGCACGAGGTTAGCAGCATAACCTCCTGCATAGCACCGAGTGGACGGACCGATGCCAAGTGCCGCGTAGGTAAAAATGTTGGTACCAATGGCGTTGTAGCGAACCACAGCGCCATCCGCAGAAGTGCGGGACATAGTCGGTTGTGTGTTACGTTTACGACGAACGCCAGCCTGCACAGGGGCGCCCGCGTTACCAGATCGGCGTGACTTGCGAGAGTTCATTTTGTTGATCGACGATGCGCGCTTGGGAGTGGCACATCATGGGCTGCACTTCGCTGAGCGATGCGGGAAGTGCGTACTCAGACTCGAGCGCCACCTGTAGGTCGGGCAGTATGCCAAACGCTCGCCAAAATGAATGGCGGGCGATGTCATCTACCTCGGCCCCAGCACAGCCCCTAGCCCAGTACGCCGCCCCACAATCGTTCACACGCTCCTGCAGCCCCTGTGTGCCGACTCTACCAAGCTCCACCAAGCGCTTGTACCACTGCTCCCACACCGGGACGCCTGCACAGAGGGCAAGGCCGCAGGTCCCAACAGCATGGGCCCACGCTCTCACCTCCTCGTCCGTGCTCCAGCCCACCAAAGACACGCAGTCCTTGCTCATCGCCACAAGGGGGTTGCGTACCATGCGCCACCCAGTGCTCAGACGCACAGGGTGGAACTGGCAAAACTCAACCTCCTCGAGGTGATAGCAGGGAGCCTCACGAGTCAAGGTGAAGCCAAAGTCAAGGAACCACTTGCCAAGGCCGTCAAACCGAGCCAGGTCAGCGGCCTCACACATAACAACACAGTCATCGCCATTGTTGCTCAACCTGGCACTGAGGCCATGGTGCTCAATATAGGCCAAGACTATGCTGCTCATGATGAGGCAGTTGCCCATCCCCGTGTTGATGTCGCCTGACATGCGGCAGCCGTCCACAGTGTAGTCGACGCGGTACCCTTCAGAGCGCCCAATGCCCCGGTTCTTGAGCTGCCACTTGAGGAGCCTAGCCAGTTCCTTGCTGCGAAAGACGGAGTTGTACACAGAGTGCTCCCAGACAAGTGCCTCACGTGACACATGCTGGTCGAACCTGGACGCATCCAACCCAAAAGCAACAGGGTTCTGGAAGGACCCCCAGTTAGCAGCCAAGGCCTGGCCAACTTGGTCCGCATTCATACCCTTCAAGATCACGTCATACCTGAACGCACGGGCAAACCCGCGCACAAGCTCCTTCTCGAACAACTTGAGGTATCTTCCAACCTCGACATTGTACCGAGGGGACCTGGGCTGTATGACCCGAGGAGCAGGGTCAACCTTGGCGGTAAAGTTGACCTTCTCGGCCTTGATGAAAACAGAGACGAATGAGTCACGAACTGTGAGCCCCCGGGTCTTGAGGCTATCCACAGCCGACTGGTAAATCGTACGCTTGCGCCCGCTGTATAATTCAGGGTAGTCATCCCTGTCCACAACGGGGGTCGGACGCGTCTTCCTCAACAGTCGCTGTCTGACACCAGACAGTCGATCCCAC